TGCCATCTGCCTCTATTTTAATAACATCCTCGCCAGCCACTCTAATATCAATTTGATCATCAGTATCTGCCGTTATCGACGTATCATTGTCACTATCAAGAATTAGTTCGCCACCATTCAAATCAAGAGAGGTGCCTGACAAAGCTCCACCAGTTATTGAGCCAGTGGTTGTGATAGTTTTGTCTTGCCCATCAAGGTTGCCACCGAGTTGAGGTGTCGTATCTTCAACAACATTTCCAATACCAGTTACATTAACTGCCGTAAATTGGTTAGTACTCCCATTAAAAAATTTAAAGGTATTGTCTGTTGTATTGAAAAATAAATCTCCTGCATCATTGTTTGTACTTGGGTCAGTAGCACCCACTCTATATCTATTAGCAAACGTGTTAACGTCTGAAATGTTATTAGCTACGGTCGTAACATTTGTTTTGATTGCTTCAATCGCATTTAAATCAGAGACAAAATCTGTTGTTGCTAACGCATTTAAATCATTCACAATATCTGTAGTAGCTAATGTATTTAGGTCGCTAACAATGTCATCGGTCGCAAGTTTATTGAGGTCGTTTACGATGTCAGTTGTAGCCAATGTGTTTAAATCAGAAACAATATCTGCGTCAGCTAGTGTGTTTAAATCATTGATTATATCAGTGTGTGCAAGTGTATTAAGGTCAGAAACAAAGTCTGATGTTATTAAGGATGCAACTCCGGCAACTGATGTAACATTACTTGATATATTTGCCACCGTAGTAATATTAGATGCAATCCCGGCAAGAGTGCTAAGTCCGTTTGTAGAAGTAGTTCCGTCCTGAAGGTCGGCAAGCGTTCCTATGTCTGCCGTAATACCAAGCAATGTTTGCCCATCAGCAACGCTAAAGCTTACTTCTGGATTTCCTGTAGAGGAGTTAAACCCAAGTAGTTTACCAAGTCGGGAGGCTTTAGCAGGCAGTGTAAAGTCAGCCCCCGAAATGGTATCATGCTCAGGCACAAGTAAAGCTCTATCTAGTCTCTGATCAGCTTGTTGATGGTGCATGAACTGATTATTGAACTCTGTCTCCATAGCATCGGCTGTAAGAGTTCCACCTGTGGTAAACTGAGATGTTCTAGAAATAGGAATGTTAGACATTATTGTTATAGTTTGACTACTCGTAGGAAAGTTGCCAGAAGTAAAACTTATAGTACCTGAGCCACTTGAGTTGAGCGACACTGTGTAATGTGTGGTGAGGGTCTTGAGTGTGCTATCGACAAAGACCTTGATTTCTGAAGTAGCGTTTACTTGAAAGTTAAATTGAAATGGCCCGGCATTTGCAGGGTTGTTCCCCGGATATTGTACTCTTCTATCTTGTGCAGTTAAATTAGTCATTCTAGTTGCCCCTTCTAGCTTTTATACTATAATTACTCAAATATTGAAACCTTTTCTGGGTTGTCAGCTTCATAGATCTCTTTCAATCGTCCAGAGGAAAACAGCTTATCTCTAGCTAATTTTCGTGCATCTGACAGAACATCATTAAGCAAATTAAATTTCTCTTCTTCATCAGCATCAAAGTACTCTTTTCCTTCAAGAGTGTTTGGATCGAGATACCTATTCATCTTTACTACCATTGTGCTACTACTATCATAGCCACTATCTGTTGGCAGATTGCCATCATCATCCAAGTTGTTTACCATAAAAACAAAATCTCGATACTCACCATCAAACAGCTTATATCCCCGTTGTGTAGTGCTATGAAGTGAGAAAGTACCCATACCCGTTTCAGATAATCTAATGAGTTCCTCATCTAAGGGTTTGTAGCTTCCAGACTGAATGCGTATGGGGTTGAAGAACATCGCAAACTTTCCTGTCTCTTGTATCTGGTCAGGATCCATCTGCATTATAGGCTCGTTCCAAAAATTGACATCATCTGGCATATCTTTGCTGAAGAGAGGGTGTCTGGCTCTTGCTTTGTTAAGTGTCTCATAGAAAGCTAAGATTGCCGGGCTGACCTCTTCTAGTCGCATCGCATTGACTTGATCCTTGCGTACTCTGGTGCTTGATTTGTAAGGGTCACCTATTCTTTCCATAGTGGCTGTAAAAGATGTTGCACCGGGAGAACCTACATTGAGTCCTGTAAGCTTTCTGACTGCTGCGGCAGGCACTCCTTCAATGAGTTGTGACGTTGCTGTTAGACCAACATCGGTAATTCTTGTAGCAACAAACTTCTGAAATCTCTCGACAAACTTCTCTGGTTTTTCAAACTTGTTGAATAGCATCTCATTGAGTTCCGCTACACCTTGCAGAAAGGGTAGACTTTGTGAGTATTCAGAGAAAGCAACAAGTAAGGCTTGCCCCATATTGTCAAGCATACCTCCTTGAGGATTATACTCCGCAGTCTTGATATAGTCGGCAGTTGCAGTCAGTAAGAAAGACAAAGGATCAAATCGGGAGAAACTATAGAAGTCATATGTTCCATCTTCTTTCTTAAATCCTATGCTAGTGCTAGGAACATTAGCCCCCTTGTTAATGATTGCTTTTGCCTTTGGATCACTTGGGCCAGTCCCGGTAATAATAATATCATCGCCATACTCACCAGATACAAGAGCCGATACTACTGCCATTGTTCCCCATCCAAGCGTTATCTTTGCCAAAGCTTCATCAAACTCTCGCCCAGACTTTCTAAGACCTGCAAGTATTGGTGAAAGGGGTACTACTCTATCAAGTGTTTCAATCATTATGTTTGTTGGCGTTCTATAGAAAGGAACAGCAAGTATTTTAGCCAAATGGTTGTTGAACACAGGATTGAATGTTTGTAGCCCCGGTTGATTGATAGGTGCTTGGAATGTTTCTTGAAGAGCTATCTTCTTTGCCTTTTCCACAACATCGGCAGGTGGCTCTATTAGAAACTGCTTGTATACCTTTTGTGCTTCTTTCTTTGCTTTTAAGCGACTGTCCCCGGCTTGTCTTCTCATTTGATACTCAATAGCATGGGCCCTGTAAGCTTCTTGGTATATAACTTGTTTTCGTTTAACAACCTTAAAATACTCATCTTCAACAGCAAGGAAACGACCGGGCATCCTTGTAGCAATACCAAACGCATTGATTGCCGCATCCATCATTTCACCTTTTTGAGCCATCTCAATAACGTCAATCATGTTGTTTGTTTTGCCTATCCCAATTCTTTTAAGGTCAATCTTATCTATCAAATCACCACTAGTTCCAGTGATAAACGTTCTACCCATAAGTTTCATTGCATCACCTTGAGCCATAGCAAAACCATGCATCCTTGCTCTAGCATCCATAATCATAGCCATGTCTTGTGGATCAACATCCATTCCCATACCTTTAGCTATAGCTTGCCTAGTGTTTCCTATTACACCTGCAATTCCCGTTTCCATAAAACGCATCATTGAGAAAGCGGCATTACCTGCCACATTTACAGTATGTGTGACGGGAGAGGAGAGAAGGGCATTGATATATGCTTCCATCATTACATCCATTCCTCTGCTAACACCTGTAGGCAGATTAAAGATGTACTCATTTTTCTTTCGGAAATCTAAGGTTGATAGCTGTATAAGATGATAGTTGATTTCATTTCGAGCATTCTGATCAAGCATACTCGATACAGTCTTATTAGTCATACTTTCAAAGGATCGGTTCAATCCACCAAAGTTTGTATCCAAGATAGTGTCTAGGTTTGCGGCAATGTTTAACCCTCTAGCGTATTCACTTATTTGACCACTCAATGAAGCTTGCATAGTTTTTGCCATCATTGTCAGACGTTCTAGCTTGGCTAGGTTTTCTAGGCGTTGTTTGTCACCAGTAAATTGGGGGATCTTGAGAGTTTCTCTTGCCCCATGATGTATTTCCATAATTAGTTGTTTGAGAACTAAAAACCCTCCTAACGTTTCTTCAGGTCGTAGCATATCACCTGGCTTTCTAAGAAGTATCTTTTGCGAAATAGTATCAAACCCAAGCTCTTTTGCTCTCATCGCTTGTTCTTCTAGGGTCATAGTTTTTCTGCGTTGAAACTCAAATAGTTCTTTGTTTTTGCTCTTAAGGTTTTTTATAAGGTCACCGGGAGTTCCCATATTGTCTGTAACCATTTTATCAAGGTCATCAAAGTTTTTGTCAAAGATATCACCCACACGAATAAAGTTGACATTCTCACCAGTAAATCCATCGTCCTTAAAAACTTTCATATACTCTGATATATCTGCTACATCATCTGCCGGGACAACTATCTGACCGCCAATCTTTTCTGGCTTGGCTGGGAGATCTCGACCATAGACTTTGTATTCAGCTTCTGATCCAAACTGTCTAAGCAAGTTTAAGAAAGGTTTATCCACCATCTTCATTCTCCATCATTGCTCCAGTTTCAAGAAGTGTAACACCAACAGGAACAGATAGAAGGGGCAACGATCCTTCAAAAAACTTCTTAAACACTTCTTCTTTTGATTGATTTAAAATTTGAGCTGTTACATCAACTCTATCATCTATAAGATCAACAACTGTCTTTGGCTCAGAAGCAAGACCCGTCTTGTTGCCATTTGCGAACCAACTTAGAGACTGTGCTTCCGCAGGTTTAACGCCTGCTTTTTCTGCAACCTTTTTGTATATATCAACAAAAACAGCATATTCAGTCTGCATTGATTTGCCGTCGAGCATTTGACTTGCTAGTGTATCATTTATCATTGTTGAGACATCAAGTGATGAGGGATCTTTTTTGTACATTTCTCTAAATTTTTTTGTTACTTCAGTAGAAGTCTCAGTTTTGGTTTTCTTGCCACCAATAAAATCAAGAGGTACTGAACCCGGTTCCATCTCGTTCATAACATCAAAAACTGCTCGAATTGCATGAGTATCAACTGTAACCGGTTCTAAGTTACCAGCTACATTTTCTGCAAAGCTAATTGGTTTTGGGTTGGTGTTGACATCAAGTGTACCTGCATTTTTATCATCTATAAGTTTTCTATGTATGCCACCGGGATTGATTATCATAGGATAGCCCTTTTCATTGACACCCTCTCCACCGGGGCCGATGATATCAGTCAATGATTTGTTCATATTTTCTTTTACAGAAACTAAAGATGCATTTCTAAGGTTCTGTTCTGTCATTGTCCTTGGACTAGTTACTGCATAGTTCAATGCAAACTTTTTGAGACTTTCTACAGCTTTTTCTTTTGGAATACCAAGTTCAACTGCTTTATTTATCAGAGGACCTGTATGATAGAAAAACTGAACATTAGTGCCTTTGACAGGTTCAATCCTTTTTGCTAAGACATCTGCAATCTTATCAGACATTTCAATAACCTTTGCAGTTCTGTTTCTCAAAGGCATAACGTTACTTATAGTGTTTCTTGGTATTTCAATATCTTTTTGCTCTGTTTCAAGTTTTTCATACCCCTCTTTTGAAGTATCAAATAATTTATTTTGTCCTGATGGTTGCACTCTTTCTGTTGTCTTTTGTTTCATTTGTTCAGCACGGGCGTTTAAAACCTCTTTGACCTCGTCTATATTTGGTTTGGCAGACTTTGGGTTGATAGTGTCATCAAGTGCAACAACTCCCTCTGCAACTATGTTGGTCATATCATTAGCACCTAGACGAGTGCCACTTCCTTGCTTTTCTATAAACTCTCGAGCAGGACCTGCAACTGAGCTTACTGCCGTTTTGATAGGTTCTTTCAATGTCTTGACTGCCTTGCCAACATAGGGAGCGGCTTCTAAAGCTCCAGCCGCAGTTTGAAGACTACCTTCTAACTTAGCCCCACCTCTAAAGCGTCTTATACCTTCAATGATGTCAACCGGGGCCATAACAGCCATAAAGTCAAGAAGACCAAACTCTGTATTCATATCTCCTACAAAGAGATCAGCAACGAAACTGCTCTTCTCTGGATCAAGTCCTACATTGCTTAATCCTTGAAATACTCTGTTTCTGATGTTCTGTCTGCTTATTCGAGGTGGGCCTTCTATACCTTCAGCCTTGCCCAGAAGATCTTTTAACTCAGCTTCATCACTCTCACCAACCATCTTGATTGCTTGATCCATATCCGTATAGTCTGGGCCAACCTCACGATCTTCAACTTTAAGCCTTCCTTTAACAATACTGAGCTGATGGTTATCACTCATTCTAAGATTGTTAGAGCGAATAATCTCAGAGACTAAATCAAATTCTTCAGCCATCAGTCACCTCCCAATCTTTCAAGATCAAGTCTGAGTGCATCAATATTTCTTTCAACATTGGCTCTGGTTATTAGACCTCCTCCAAAGTTTGCTAAAGCTTCTTTGTTTGTTTTGTTGCTAACCATGTAGTCAATAACGAATTGCAGAGCTTCTGAGGGGTCTTCAACATTTAAAATAGGTATGTTTGGAACATCAGCATTTTTCAACGCATCAATTTTTTTTCTAACGTTAAGCACAATTTTTTTCCTATTGATCTTATCAAGCTTAATATCAAAATCATCTATGTATTTTTTCGCAATCTTTTTGGCTTCAAGATTAAGGTCAATATCTTGATTAAGACGTTTGGCATCACTCGCTTTTTCTAATAGTTCTGCATAGGCTAGTCGGTAGGCTTGGGCCCGGGTCTCTGTTTCCTCAAGAGCTTTTTCTGCTTGTTTTGCTTCTGGGCTATATCCTAGCTCACCCACTAGGGTTGCTTGTGCGTTTTTAAACTTTTCATCTGTTCTTTTATCAAGTTGAGCATCGTAGTTTTCAAGATCCTTTTGGCTTAACAAGTCTGCAACATTTGTTAGATCTTGATAGTCTGCTAGTCCTGCATTCAGTTTTTCAACAAAAGCAATAACATTTGGATTATTAAAATTACTCCTTGCCCGTAGCCCACCTTTGAGGTCTCCAAGCTTCTTTTGCATGGCAGGTACCTTACTTGGATCAAGCTTATTCATCGCCTCAATCTGTTTCAGAGCATTTGTAACATCTGCTAACCCATTGGTTTCTAAACCATATAAGAACTTATTAAACTTTCTGTTTACTTCATTAACCTTGTTGGGCAGTTCTTTTTCAAGTCTTGTTTCTTCTAAGTTCTCTTCAGTTCTTATATCTCTAATCTCTGTTTTTATTTTAGCAAAAATATCAGCCTTTCTTTCAAGATCAAACATGGGTGATTTAAGAAGTTTGTCTAAGGTTTCGTTCCCGGTTGTTTTTGGGTTATCGGGATCAAGCAGACTGGTAAGAAATGCCATTGGCTTTGCTTTGTCCATAGCTATAGAAAATACTTTTGCTTGAACAAAAGATGCAAACTTATCATCAATATCTTTAATATAGCCTTTTTTCTCTGTATCAGAAAGACCCAGACCTGCGGCTGGATTATCTAAGAGTGTAGCAAACTCATCTCTTAATGTTGAGAATGACTTTTGTGTAAGAGTGCCATCATTGTAAAACTTGTTAAGTACCCCATCGAGAGTGTTGATCTGAAGATTTAAGGCAGTAATGTTTGTTGCTGTAAGGTTTTTTGATACCTCCTTGGCATGAGATGTTCTGTAATCATCAAACTCATTTGCTCCTTGGAGAGTAAGCTTACCCTCTATTTTCTTAGCTAGAACCGGGACAGATGGTTTGAGAGCATCAACATATCCTTTTATCGTTGCATCTATCTGGTTTCTAAGGACGGTTGGATTAGTGCCATTTTGGTTTGCATTGAAGACGAGATCATTAACAGAAGTATTATAATCAAGAAGTATTTCATTTTCTAAAACAGTAAGAGCCGATGCTCTTGCCGCTTTTCCGAAAGCAGTATTTCCAAACTCTGGTACATCAAAGATATCTTCGTTTCGTTTGTTTGCATCCTTGAGTTTTTGTAAAGACATATTCTCAATGCCAAACTTTTCACCTTCTATTGCCGCTTCTTCTTCTGCTTTGTTAAAAAAGAAATTAGACATTCTATCTAAGCTTTGAGATAAAACAGTCATAGTCCTTTGAGCTTCTCTTGCTTCCGCTCCTTCAGGCAGATTAAGTCTGTTTAGTCCTTGACCTACTGATTGATATGGACGAAAAGTTGGGGCCATTATGCTACCGGTTGATTTCCAGTTTGTGATAGACCACTACCACTAGGCTTTATTTGACTATATGCATATGCTCCCTGACCTATAGTAGTGGCAGCACCTATCTGCCCTTGCAGTCGGGCTAAATCTCCTGCTTGTCTAAAGTCATATGCTCTCATTTGCCCTGTGAGCAAAGCCATTGATGCATTAAATGAAGTGTCGCTGAAATCTTGTGATGCAGGTCGTGCAACACGAAAGACCCCTCTATCCAATACAGTGCCAGAACTCAGAGCTAACCCTTGCTTTGGTGAACCTGCTATGATTGATGCCAAACTTGCGTTGGTGCGTTTCAGAGCCTCTACACCTTTTTTTCTGGCATTTACTGCTTCGATACGTGCATTGAGTTCTTCATTTCTTGCTCTCTGTTCATACTGTTCCTTTGCTCTTTCTCCAGCTGTAAGTTGTGCCATTGCACTAAATACAGTGGATGCTATTGCTACTACTTCCATTTTTTATGCTCCTGTTGAAAGTTTGTACTCTATTGCTAATACGGTAGCGAAAAGAGGTTTAGTCATTGTGAAAGTTATTTGAGCCTCATCTGAATAACCAAGTAGGGGAGACATACGTTTTCTCCCGGTAAATGTTGTTAGGGCGGTATCTAGTGTATGTGGAAATTCTCGAAAAGGTATTTCATTGCCATTGATTGATAAGTTCTGGGTACGATCTAAAATAGGTGTTGCTTCTAGTATACGTTTCTTTCGGCTTGTAATAACCCCACTAGGAAGTCGTGGTTCAACCGGCATGGTTTTGACCTCAACATCATATTGCAAGCCAACCTCTACATAGGTAGTGGGAACAGCGTCTAGGGTGATCTCTCCAGAGGATACTGTTTTATCAGTCAATACAAAGTCATCACGAACAACATTGACAACTTTACCCTCTAAGTGAGAGAGACTACCAGCTGTTGTATTTGTAGGAAGGGATTGATCCGGTGCAGTTGCCCCAGAGAAGTATTGAATGTTTGCATCAGTGGTGCGGTCATCATCAAAGACCTCTAGGTAGTATTTAGTCGATGAGTTGATGGTACGTCTGACAATGACATAGATATCCTCTATATCGACCGCTACATCTTCAAAGATGCCATCGGTTATAAACTCGGACGGTGCAATCACATTCTGCGGCTTGAGAATAGAATAGACACACATAGAGCCATCAGTACCATTGGTTATCATAAGTAGATCCCCATCGTCTGTAGAAGTAGCCACCCGGAGAGCCATCTTCTGTGGGTTCTTCAATAAATGGGAGGAAAGAAGAGAAACATTATCAGAATTGTAATTTAGATCAGTATCACTAAACACAAGCTCTCTGAGGGCTTTACCAGACTTTTGGATGTAAAGCGTTCCAGCTTCGGCTGACACGGGCCGTATGCCCTCTTTAGCTCCTCTCCGGGTAGCTGTTTTAATAACTATGTTGCTAGGTGTAATAGGGTCTAAGCTTGATTGTGGTACAAAGAACTCTGCCGAGGATGTAAAGATCTGCAAGTCACGACCGGATCGTATAGCGTTGATTGCGTTTAAACTATCGCTTGATATGGTCACAAAGATAGCATCATCATCCAAAGCCTCATCTGTTTTAAAATTAAAGAAGTCAGCGACCTTTGATCCAAATAATGTGTTGGGCATAGACTTCGATCCACCAAAGAACAACCGCCCTTCGTGAAATGTACACGTTCTCGGATAGCCTTTTGAATTTGAAAAAACAGCTTGGTAGCCCGTTTCAAGCTCCCAATCACCATTGGATATTGCGACATCCTGCTCAAAGAATGGTATTTCTACAACCGTTTTAACTATAGTAGAACTTTGTCTTTCGATAATTCTAGCACGACCGAAACCATTTAAAACATTGATGTATTGATTTACATGACTGTTTGTGAAAACTCCTGAGGATGCGGTAATCTTAACCGTACCATCTACTCCATCTGGAGTGATATTAGCATTAGGGTTAGATGTTGCGATAGTAAAAGCATTGAAGGGAGAGGTCAGAGATATTGTGCTATGCGTCCAAGAGGAGTTACTAGCTCCTCGAACAATCTTTCTAGGGGCAAGATCTTCCTGAACCAATATCAATGTATCGGCTGACTGCGTAAAATATAGCTTGGATAGATCAATATCACCTAAGTTAATAGCTAGGTAGTCATTACCACTGCTGTTAATGTTTGTGATCTGCACAGTATTGGCAAAGACAAACATTCTTGTCTCAGTTGCCGATTGCTTTACAAAGACTAACATAAAGCTCTGATCGTTACTAAACTCAAAAGGTACAAGCCTCATACCGTTTTGGGCAGTAAAAGAACCTCCCAGATGGCTTGTAAGGTCTGCCATGAACGCTAACCCCGGTCTTCGTTCAAAGCCCCCTTGCGGCATCAATGTAACGTTCTTGGCTCTGTCTAGTGCAGAAGGGTATTGATTGAGATCAACTCTGCCTTTGACAAGAGGATCAAGCTCCCCAACCGTGAAGTTTGATTGATAAACTGTAACCCGGCTCATCGGACATCCACTAGTACATAATCAGCTAGAACTTGAGAAGATTGCCCAGATCCATCAATAGCAGTAGCTTGACGGAAGTAGCCACCCCTAAGACTTTCTAGAGGAGTTCCGAGAGCTACATTCTTCCAATATTCTGATTTGGTTGTCTGGTCTGTTACAGGTTCAGCAAGATGCCATGCCATCTGATAGATTAGAAGTTGTACAAAATAAGCAGGCATTGACTGCTCATCAACATCCCTTTGATAATCTATATAGATTGTTTGCTCTTGTGATAATAGTTCAGCACCTTGGATCTCATAGTCAGTTAGATTAGGAGCATTGGTACTATTTGATGTAAATACTTTTCGAGGTACTCCATTCACCATATCTGAAGGTAAGACATAGGCAAACTGCCAATAAGATAGGGGAGAAGATGCTGACTGTGCTAACTGTGTTTTTGTAAGAGAAAAGCTCCAAGGATACATCCCTAGAGTTTGTGCTTTGACTTTGGGATAAAGAACCCCGGCTATAGAAGCCGGGGCAGTTCCATCAGAAAACGAGGATATACTCGTTGATCCGAGCAGTAATAAGGCTTGAGAACAAATAGAAACGTCTGTGTCTGTGCTTGCCATTCAAACCCCTTTTGGTTTGGAGGGCGGTCGGAACTACCCCCCAAGAATTTTAGTCACTGTCTGATACAGCTCCGATTGTTGTTCCATCGGATACGTCCACAACGCCAGAAGCGTTTGAGACAACTATATGCATTGTGACTGTTCGTGTGCCACCAGTTGAGCCATGTACAACAATCATGTCACCTACGTTGAGAATGTCGGATATGTCATTGAAATACCCGGATGCATCCACCGCAGTATGAGCTTCTGTTGTGGTATAGACGTACATAGCTGGAGTAACTCCGGCTCTGGCCTGTCCACCGATAGTGTTAAAGTCATTTCTAACAAACGCCATCTTAGCTCTCCCTACAAGTTACATCTACTATGCCGTCAGTATCGACCGCTATCGCTCCTGCCGAATACATGGCAGTCACGAGAAACGATGTTCTTTCTGCAACATAGTTGATTTCTGTTTTAGCAGGCATACCAACACCAAGACCAATGGCTGACTTGTGGAACGCTACACACGTTCTGTCATTTGATCCATCGATTGGAATACCGCCCTCATCTCTATCACCAAACATAATTATATTGAACCCGGCGAAAGTTTGAACCTCACCTCTCTGAAGAGCCTGTAGCTGAATAAAATCAGAACTTACTGCTCTCTCATCTCCAAGTAAGGATGCCATTGAGTTAGCATGAACTAACAAACATCTTTCGGTAGCAGGTACGTTTTTTGCGTTTAGTGCTTTTCCTGCGGCAATAATCTTTCCAACATTGAGGTCAGAAGCACCAGCTGATCCACTAGTTACCACAGTATTTGCGACGGTTGACCCGGCTGATGCGTTTATTAGGGCATCAATCACCACTTGATCTTCTCGTCTGGCTATGGCTTTACCTAGCATTTCGGCTAGTTCTGCTCTCTCGTCAAAGTTTATTTTCGCTTGGTTAAAGATATCACTGTACTCTGATGCAGAATAATCCACCATCGTTGCTGTTACGCTTGAGAACTGGGCCCCAACAGGAACAACTTGTGTTCCAGGATTACGAACAGAAGCTTGACCTTTTGCAAGTTTTGGAAACTTTACAGTTGAACCCTCAACATTTGTTCGGGTTCTGACAGTTCCAGCCAACTTAGCTTCAGATTGATAAGCTTGATGGACTTCGCTTTCAAAGATAGTGACGAATGCGTTTGAAATTGCGTTGTTCGACATCTATCGCTCCATAAAAAAATTAACATTAGTTTTTCTTGGTTATGGAATAAATCCGCCAATCAAAGTGATTGAACGGCTACAGATGTAGTTATCGCTCAATCCACCGATACCATATCTTGAAAATGTAGTAAAGCTAAAAGTATCGTCTAGATTATGCAATATTTTCGTAGAACTCTTTTTCCTTTTGCTTTCTCCACACAGGGTCAGACTTCCAACGAGGGTCAGCGACATACTGAGACAACTCTTCCTTTGTCTTTCTTTCCCCGGTGAAGGACGGAATGGGAAGCTCTTTCGGACTAGATAGGTTTCTAATCTTTCGCAGCAGTCGTGTTCCATCAGCCGTACCGCCCATCTGGTCTAGTACATCAAATTCGTTTTGTGTTATAACACCTTTGTTTAGAAGACCACTTGCCCAATCATAGTTTGATCGAACAAGCTCGACGGCATTATTCCCTAATAGACGCTTCTGCTCTTCAATAAATTCTTGTTGGCTTCGTTCCTCATCTTCTACAGCACCAACAAACTGCATAGCTAGAGTTTGAAAGTCCTCTTGTGACATTCCATAGGTAGTTGCTATTTCCTTGTAGTTGTTGAGAAGCTCATCATCTTCTGGAACATTCTCTCCTAGAAAAGAAACATCGTAACTCTCCGGGGCTTTGTGTTCGCCCTTTGAAAATCTTTTTTCTAAATCTGCATAGCTTTTTGCTAGTTTCTCGATGTTCGTTCCGTTCTCCGTATCCCAGAACTTCTCTGGTAGCCACTCCGGTTTGACGAACTCAACCTCGTCTGGATCAACACCCTCCGGCTCAACATCGGTCTGGAGGTGCGAGTTTTCTTCTTCTGTCGTGGCATTTAGATCCTCTCCTGCTAGTTTTTGCATACTGCTTTCAGCTTGGGGCTGTTGCTCTTCTTGCTGTTCCTCTTGCTGTTCTTCAGACATTTTTAGCTCTCCTTATACGATTGTTTATCTGTCTAACTAATGAATTTTGTCCTTCTCTATAATATCCTTGGCTTGCTTCTGTCCCCGGAAACCAACATGGCTGATCAATAGTTGTGCTTTCTAAATGCTTCAAAACCTTCAAACCATCTGGGGTATTGAACACGGTTGCATATAGCATATCCATTTGAGATGCTTGCGGATCTTCGGAGACATTGGGCCAGAGATCTTCATCAAGCTGGTTGTTCTGGTTCTCCTCCACCCTGCATCATTCCTTGTTGGTTTTGCATCTGCATTGCTTGTTCCATCAGCATTTGCTGTATCTGTTGCTTTTCTTCTGGGGTCATTCTGACCTCGGCAGGTATAGCCAGTTGATCGGCTATATAGTCAAGAAGGACTTCCTGCTTTACTGCCAACTGCCCGGCAGGTCCCATGCTCTGTGCTATCTGCATATATTGCATTATTTCACTGACTTTCTCCATATTCTGAGACATGGCTATTGGAGCTACTGGTTGAACTTTGACTTGCAACCCATTGACTTTCAATGGTAATTCAATCATTCCAAGCTCATCCATGACTTCAAGAGTACGTCTGACAACGGGATACATTGTCTCCTGAATAAGTCTTCCAAAGGCACTACCCATATTCTCAGATAATATTTTCATCTTTTGCATGATTTCGGTGGCGGATCGAGCAGAAGCTGTATCGGGTGGCAACATATCATCCATGAGGATTTGCTTGATAGACATAACGAGGTCTTGTTGTGACATTTGAGATAGTTGAGGATCACCTGATCGGGGCAGGGGCTTGAGACTTTCTCCTTGGTTTCCACCGTTACGAGCCACCGGGATGATCGCTCCAGGTACTAAACGCACCGCATTTGGGTTGAGAACACCGTCATCCATCGCTGTATATACACCTGCAATAGAAAGAGATGCATTCTTCAGATGGTACTCTTTGAGCTTGTTCAAGGTCTTGATATCGTGCAGAGCGGTAAGAACAGGCCCTCTGCCATACTTTTCGCCACTTGCTTTCATGTATCGGGATACAACCCAAGGGAACGAGTTCAAACGTCTATACACAATCTCATCTTCACCTTCCTTGGTAATGACATGATAGTGAAAGATACCTTCGTCCTTGTCATAGCAGGTAATCTCATATAGCTCTATCTTCTCGTCTGGTCTGCCGTCATACTTTTGTTTGAGCTGATCTGGGATGTCAGCATCTGGAAACTCTTGATCAACAGCGACAAAAGGAATGCGATGCAGACGATATACCTTATCAACTGTACCAAATGGCCCTTCATCATAAGCAATAAGAAAAGAGGGAACGGCTGTATAGCGAATGGGTTGCAACTCGTCACCGGGTTGGATAATCATTACAGCCGTTCCTATTGCTAACTCGAGGAGAAACTCACCCATCGCCATATCAAAGTTTGATTGCCGCATAACATCAAACATCGTATCTGCATACTGATCAAGAACACGCTGTATCTCAATATGTCTTTCTTTTGGTATTTCATCTCCCGGAACTAAACGACACCAATGCCGTTGCGTAGGAAAGACCCCAGACTGAAGACGGTTGGCAAATCTCTGGGTAGCGTGTATTGCTGTACTGTCATACACTCGGTTCATCTTGTCATTTTTTGGTGAAGTGGTTTCGTAGTTCCCGTCATAGAGATTACGATTGGGCAAAACATAGCGATACGCATCCTCATAGATAGATCGCCATTCATCCTTGTGGGCCATAGCTTTCTTGAAGCGGCCCTTGAGTGTGGTTACATCAAGTCTCATCCGTAGCTTTTATTGACCTTTATCTTTCCCCCGGTCTGTTTCGCCATCTTTTTCGCTTCCGCTACTCCCTTTTTCGTGTACTTGAACTTCTTCTTCTTTGTTCCGTCCTTCGTCTTGTAGCTTACCATAGGCATCACTCATCTCCTTTTTTCGTGGGTTGCGTAAATACTTCTTCATCCTCTTGGGTTTCTCTCTGGCCCTAATGTTCGTGTTTCTTTAATAGGATTACCGAGTGCTTTTTGATTTTCTCTAAACTCTGATAGGAGGAGGTTCATGCCCCCGGTTTTCTTTTTTGTTAGACGCTGATTAATGTCTTTGCGTTCTTTTTGCTCTGCTTTTTTTGTACGTTCTTCTTGTTGCGTGACTTGCTGGTCTGCCCTTTCTTCCCTTTCTCGCTGACGTTTTCTTTCTTCATCACTAGGGCCACCGCCACCACCAAACAAAAAATTCATTAGAAGTACCTCGCATATAAAAAATGATCTTCTTGGTTAGGGCCAAAGTTCTTCATTAGCCCTTCTTTTTTGAATACCATCATTTCAATCCACCGAACAGCCCGTAAGTTTTCCGAAAATACATAACATTGGTATCGTTTTGCTCTCAAAACCTTGGCAGTATACTCAAAAAAACGGAGGGCAGTACGATGGGTCTTCATAGAGTGGGTATCGAGATCATTGGCTGGAATAAGCCAACACTCATAGCACCCTTTCCAGAAGGGTACTAAGCCAAACATAGCAAATACTTGATCATCAACGACTGCGGAAAATGACATTCCTTTGGGTAATCGGTGGGCTATTGCCTCTTGATTTGCCTTTATGAAGGGAGCGTCAAGCGATCTATAGGTTACCGCATTGAGGTGATCGGGTTCAAAGTCAATAATTTTGGCTGTATCCCCATCTAATGTTGATACTTCGGTAATTTCTTCAGGCAAAAACATCGAAATCTCCCCAAGCGTTTGCCGTTTTATAGAAGTGAGGGGATTTACCTCGAACCATATTACGATGCTCTCCACCTCCTAGAAGAAGATATCCCAGACTATCGGCAACGTGGGAGTTGTGGTCTTTGTTCGGAACATCCTTGAACCGTTCATGTCCAGAACCCATAGCAACCCGTTTGA